ATGCGAACTTTCCTTTTTCCGTCCCTCGTCGCTTTGCTAGCGACCGAGGCGTTTGCTCAGAACAAAACCGATACCGCTTTTGCGGCCTTCACTAAGTGCGTTGCCAGCCAGGCGGCTCGACTCGCACCACTGCACGAGCCAATGAAGGATACGGCCGAAGTCGCTCTTGCAAATTGCCGGGATGACGAGCTCGCCCTTGCCACCGCATGGGAAGAGCGATCTGAAAGTCTCGCTGCATCGGTGATGCGAACTCATCTGGATAACGCTCGAGCCGACGCTCTCATCATCATTGCCGACGAACGCCTGAAGCGAGGACAGTAATGGAACAACCTAGATTTGACGGCCGAATCAGCGGCTACAATTTCAACGAAGATTTCTCTGATGCGACCATCTCTATCGACAGCCGTGATCCGAAGGTCGCGTTCAAAGTCAATGTAGCTCTGATCCCGGTCCTTGTCGCAACGCTCAAGACTATAGCTGAAAACGCTGAGATGGAGCGGAGAAGACGCTTACCGGAAAGCAAGCTCCGCTTAGTTGCCCCGTTGGTTCCTGAACGCATAGGCGCTGAGAGAGATACGTCAGACGGAACGATCCAGCTTACTTTCCAGGCTGGGGGTTCGTTCGATCATTTCCAACTCGACGAGTCTGTCGCTCGGGAACTTGCTTCTCTGCTAGCTGAGGTCGCTGACCAGGCTTGGCAGCGAGAGACATCTCAATAGCGGGAGATGCCAGCGCCTCCGTGCACTGCGAAGCGTATTTCGGGAGGTTGTATATCATCGTAATCCCCTTGCGCTTGCCGCATGGCTCGAAGTGTTGGCACAGTCGCATGAGGCCCTGCCCCCTCCGCAAACATACAGAGGGGAGAGGGCTGGGTCACTGTCTCGGGACCGCCCTCGCCGGCCAACCTCGTGAGACCCACCCGGAAAGGGTCGCCCGCTCTCGATAACTATCCGCATCGCAACTTACGATGTGCAGTTCCGTGACCGGCCTCGCTAGCAGATCTGCTAGTCGATACTACTGCCCTTAGTCGCTATGCTCGACCGCGAAGGGAGATCACGATGCACGTCCGGGTCGCATAATTAATCTGCTGCGCGGACTGCCTCCTCCGTACGGTCTATCGCGTTAACAGCCGCTTTAATCTCCGATTTGCCTAGGTTTCGCAGGTTATATCGCAGCTCTCTTTTTGCACGCCACCCGACATAGGACCCCAAAGCGACACATGCTGCGGGCCAAAAAAATGACGCGACAGCCAGCCAGAAAGACGCTGAGATAAAGTTTATGATCCCGCACAGTTCGCCACCGCCTGCGCTCTGATATACGCCTACCACGATCAGATAACTCGCGTAAAAAGTAGCTAGTACTGACAAGACCTTACCCAAACGATACTTAAACAGTACGTTAAATACGACACCGTCGAAAATAGACTTGAATGGAACCCACCGCGGGTCGACACGATTGATGTCAAAGACTTCGAGTTTATGGAGATCAGCTAACGCCGCCGCATCTTTATACCACGGCGTTTCGTCGATTCCGCGACGCAATCCCTCAGGAATGTTATTTAGGCACGCCGAGGCATGCTTGCTGATACTATCTACAAAACCGAAAATGGGCAGATTTAAGAATGCAAGATTCATCGCCAAACCGATACCGAGAAGGGGTTCGAGATCTGGTGCTATTGTTGTACAGAGCAAGCGTCCCCCCAAACTTTAACCGGTCGTTACGCGAGAAGACGTTCCCGTTCCTCAGGGCCCACAATGCGCTCAGACTTCGCCCACACTTCAACGAATAAAGAATTCAGCCGTGAAGCAATTGTCTCGTCGCCGAAGCATACGATCGCCGTAGCTCCGGTCTGATCCTTCTCTAAACGAAATCCTGAATTGTCCATGAGCGCAAAATTGATCGCGAGAGGCCCCTTCAGATGGGACGGCACCTCACGGATCTGAAGGTTTCCAGCCTTCCACAGTTTCTGGAAGTATGGGTTGTCAGTCCTTACAGTGGCGTCGATGTCCTCAACGAGAATTTCAATCCTACGCGAGCTATCGCCCAGCATCTTACGCGCTGAATTTACCGTCGAGTTATCACAGTAAATCCTGGGATCAAATTTGCGCGTCAGGATCTTCACGCTTTCACGAGCGCGTGCAAACATCCTCTCTATGACAACCGCTGCATGGTCATGCGAACCGTTGAAAACTATCTCACCGGACGACTCGACTATGATTTTGTCGATTTTCTCCCTGTATTTGATAGCTGACATTTTTATTCTCCCGTTGGAAACGGTACCCGGCTTTGATGCTCCAGTTTCAGCAACCTAACATTGTTGTCCGAAGCATGAGTTAACACGGTACAACCTTCAAGCCATATTGGGCTCTTTCGCCAATAAGTGAAGGCTTGCTGAACGTCTGGCTCGATAGTTTATTGCACACAACGCTCCGCCGGCGTCAACAGCTTGCTCAAGCGCCCCATAGACTGAACCATGAGCCTGCTTTAGTTCGTCCACCTGGCGCTGCTATCCTGAACTCGTTGATCACACTTCGCCCAGACGTAGGCATACTTCCCTTGGCACCCGTTGCTCGTCGCGCCATAGCAATAGGGTCGTCGATTAATTAAGCTGCACTCGATAGAGGATCCTGCTCCAAGGTTGTTACGGCCTAGGGGTGCGACGAAGATTAAAGACTGGCGAGGCATGGCGCAGTCAGCAATGATGGGGAAGCCGAACGGAATGAACTTGATCAGAGGGAATCGAATTCATTCTTGATAAATGAGTATTGAGAGGAACATCCTTGGCAGAAATATTCTTTGAGGTTGATGACAATAAAAACCCGATTTTTAAGCTACCGGCTGCATTAAACGGAAGGCGGCTAGAAATTTTGTCCTCTGAGGACGTAACTCATCCCGTGAGGGGCCTAGTTTCGGGTGCGGCGAAATTCGCTATGTCATTCCAACAAGCAATTGACGCGCTTGTTGAATCCGATTTCGAGACCCGCGAGTCTGCGTCATCTTCCACTCCTATTTTGGTTGCCTTCGAAAAGTTATGCTACTCGGCCACCGAATTCTTCGACCTGTTCACGTTGGATCTGGCCAAGGCCCTACAGCTAACGCCGGATAAAAAGGCGCGGGAGAGGTTCGCAGATTATAAGGGTATTGTGAGCAAACGGCGAGCCATATGGGCGACGATCTGTAACAAGATCAAACACAATAACAATGTGCTAGTACCATACAGTAAGACATACAAGTCGGATGGTCAGTCTGTTCGGGGATATGCGCTATATCAGCCAGCAGACATGAATAAACAATTCAAAAATCGACTTTTTCATAAGAATGGCGAAGCATTTCGATCTTTCGACGTTTCTTTAAATCAGTTAGTCCACGACATACTTAAGTGCGACAATGCAGCTGCGAAATTAATATCGCAACTTCCGGACAATGCTGAGCAAAATCTTCTTGTGATACCTAATGTACCGTTTCGTATCGGAGACAACCTTCAAACCTTACTCAGTCGTCCAGTCTATGCCGGCGATAAGGAAGACGTGATGTTTGATGGGGTAGCGTATATTGAGCAATCTTTGAAGCTCGTCAGGAGGCAAGCGATTGATCGAAAAGGTGCCGGCAATGAAGTATCGGCAATTTTTCTAGCTGACGAAATCGTTCGGCATTTCGAATTCGAATGAATTTTGCAAGACGAGTAATGAGCTGGAGCGGGTACCGTAAAATCGTTCAGCTTGGGAAGCGTGAGGAATTGCCAACAAACGCAAGGCGGCGTGTCACTCAAGCATCTTGCCGTCCGGTAAGCCGGGCGGCATATTTGTCTCGCGGCAAGAGGTGAGCTGATGACGACAAAAGCGAAGCTTTTTGTGCTCGCGGCATTCGTGAGAAACGACGATGGGGAACTCGTGCCTGCCTTCGAACCGCGTCAGGTGGAGACCGCAGGTCGGGCTAGGCTAGACGCGCTGTTGCTCGGGGAGCAATATGCTGGCGTAGTCGCTTGGAGCCGGGACGCTGATCCCGCAATCGGAGAGTACGGCCCGCCGGTCGTTATCTACAAGCGGGGCGAGGTACCGGAGTTCGAATGACGGATTACGACGAAGAAAAACAGCATCCATTCCTGTCGTGGGACGACTACGGGACATTTAGCAGAAGCATCCGCGAAGATCGTCGGTATGTTTGGACCAAGGATGTCGAATGGTTCCTAGGCGCAGTCATGATGACTGCAACAGATCGCGAACTTCAGATAAACGAAGGAGAGATCTTCTTCCGCGCACAAAAGGGCATTATCGAGGAGGGGGCGGATGAACTCGCTGGTTCTTACAGCCTCACTGGGCACCACGCCGAGAGAATGTTGCCTAGACGAAACAGAGCGTCCGAAGGGCGAGCGAACCCTCTTGGTATCCCGGTGATCTATGCTGCGACTGAGCTAATCACGGCTATATCAGAAATTCGGCCTTGGATTGGCGCCCAAGTCTCTGTTGCGAGACTCCGAACGAAAAGGCGTTTGAAAGCGGTGAACCTCTCAGAGGGACGAGGTCAGAACCCGCTAGGTCTAATCAAAATTCCGCACTTGTTGGGAGACGAAAAGATGACGTCTGCCGAGCTGACACGAGTCGTGTGGGCGTCGATCGACCAGGCCTTCTCAAAGCCTGTTTCCCGAGACGAAGCAGATGTTGCGGACTATGCACCAACCCAAATTCTCACTGAACTATTCCGCGAGGGAGGGTACGACGCTGTCATCTACCACAGCCAATTTGGTACTGATGGACAAAACATCGCTATTTTCGACCTCGACAGCGTCGACGTAATTAAGTGCGAGCCGTACGAGATCAAAAATGTTCGTGTGGAAGCAACGCAGATTGGAAATAGTTGGTACGCAGCAAGCGACGCAGCCGACTGAAGTGCAGTAGGCCCACCAACGACTAAGGCTGCCCGACCCGCTCACGCTCGACGCGATCGAGCCGCTGCCTCAAATCCATGATGACATCCCGCGCACCGTAGACGCTTCCCTGCGCCTGCTTCAGTTCATCTACCTGCCGCTGCTGATCCTGGAAGCGCTGGTCATAGTTCGCCCAGACGCGAGCGTGCTCGTCTCTCGGGACCAGTCCATCCCGAAGCTCCTTGATAGCGGCTTCGGTTCGCTGTCGATCCTCTTGGCCTCGAGCAGTCCGCCATTCCATCTCTTTTTGCGTGACCATGCCGGCGACGATCGTCGATAGGCTGTCCTTGGTCTCGATCGCACGCATCCGCATATCCTCGCGCATTGTCGTGATATTGTCCTTGATGGGCTGCAGCGCCATGAAGCCCAAGCCACCCAGAACCGTGATCGTCACCGAGCAAAAGCCGATGATGATCGGCCACTGAGTTTTAGATCCGCCGCGGATGTCATCGACCAGCCCACGGATCTGGGAGGCAATCTCAGAGAAGCCTTTGCCCATACGATTATCCAGGTCGCCGATCTGCCGCGACTGGTTATCGACGCGCTCGCCCAGCTGAGCGTATTTTGCTTCAGGATCAAAGCCGCTGTTCGGCATGTCGTTTCTCCCTGTCATCAATCCCCATGCCCTTCAAAAATCAGCGCAACGAGAAACGTCCGCCACAACGGATCGCTTATCGTTTTGTAAGTGTTTCAGAATTAGGTAATCGAACTTCCGGTGACGGCACGCCCACGGGCCGCGCGGAACGCGTAGGAGCACATGGAATGCCTCTTGATGGACTGGAAGATGAAGAAATCTTGGTTCAACTCACGAGGTACGCGCCGGCGGTTGTGATACTGGTCAGCATGATCCTGCTTGGCGTGCCATATGCGATCGCGATCGGCATCGCACTCATATTCGCCGTCATCGGCTTCTTCAGTCTCTTCCTGCGCTTCCGTATAACGGTAGCAGTTTTAACCCTTGTCGCCGCTCTGTCCTGGTCATTCACTAGCGTCGAGATAAAGCAGATGGTGCTCAGCCCATTCGGCAGCTAGGGCAAGGTCTGATTTCCAAACCTATCCCACCAAATCGATAACGCTGCAGCTCACTATTCTCAAATGGATACACCTCCGGGCGCTCTCTTCGAAAGCCGTTAAGGTACGCACGACCTAGTGAGTGACAACTGCGATCGCGCTGAGCTAAGTAGCGCCCACCAAAATTTGGTTTGGGCAACTGGGGGCTGCAATGGATTCTAGACTAGCATTCATTGCAACGGTGAGTATCGTTGCCGGCTTCGCGACATACCTTTGTGCAGTCCTCTTCGTTCTGCACGTTTTCTAAGACGCTGTAACCAGGACCGCCCTTTTCGAATCTACACCTTTCAGCCCGCCGAGCGATGAAGCTGGCGAGCTGAAGGACAAGCTTGAGTGCTGAGAGCCAGGTCATGCTGGCTTGTTGGCTGGGAAGGCATAGACAAAGGCGGCGTTGATCGCCGTCATCAGGCCGGCCGTGATCTGCGCCTGGCTGAAGCCGAACGCCGTACAGGTCTGCACCTGGTCGACGAGCGCGCATTCGGCAACACCGGTCCACTTGGTTGCGACGTAGGCGAGCAGGATGGCAACGAGATTGCCGACGAGCGCGCCGATGAGCTTGCTGTACTGAGACATGCGATATTCCTTTCGGGGGTTAAAGCTTGGACTGCACCATGGCGCGCATCTGATCTCCGATCGCGGCCGCGCCCTGGATGGAGGTGTCGAACGGCAGGCGGGCGATGTCCCACTTGCCTTTCTGCTTGATGCCGAGGTTCGTTTGCACTTCGGCATGGCTGAGGACGGTCCGTCGGCTGACTTTGATGCCGTAGCGCTTGCAGAGCTGCGCCAGGACGTTTGCGAGCTCGTCCCACTGCACGCGCGTGATGGGCTGCTTGCCTGCGCTGAATGGGCTTTCGGTGGCGCCGGCCATGCCGCAAAGCGACAGACCGATGAAGCCCGTGTTGCAGTTCAGCGTGTGCTGCGCGTAGCCCGCCTTCGATTTCGGTAGCCTGTTCAGATCGATCGAGGGAACGCCGCGGACATGCTTGCCATCGCCCTCGATGAGGAGATGGTAGTGAGACCGGTCGAGGTCGCTCGCCTTATTCTGGCCGGCAGTCCAGTGACAGACGATGCCGGTGATCTTGGCATCTGGCATCCAGCCTGCAGGGATGACCCGGTCTTTGATGTCGATCGACGTCGTGGGCACCGGAGGCGGCAACGAGGTTGGCGGCGTTTCGACCAAGCTGCGAAGCGTGACCAGCTGGTCGAGCGCTGCGTTGAACGCATCATCGGCCTCTTTGCCGTAGTCGCCGTCGGCGCCGTATTTCGGTAGCGAGAAGCCAAGCGCGAGCAAGCGCTTCTGCGTTTTCTGCAGAGACGAGTTCATGTTGATTGTCCTTGGGGTTGCCACGTTTCAGAACGGTGGCGGTGGCATTTTACAAAAGTTTTAACGCTGACATCGCGCCGGCAGGAACATGCAGTCGTGCAGATCCTTTAGAATCAAAAGGAGGACACGATGAAGCACCTCTCCACCACAGTCGCTACCCTGGCAGCGTTCGCTCTGATCGGTGTGGTTGCGATTGATTTTCTTGCCCACTGGTGAGCCCGGCTAAAGGCAAGCGTCCACTTGCCCTTGCTTTCTCAATCCGTTGCTGGTCACATACGCCCGCCCCTAGGGGTTCGGGTGTGACAGTAACTTCCCTTCCTGTCTGACGGGTCCTTTGCTCGAAACAAGTCCCCGTCGCTGGAGCAGTACCCCTGCTCCAGCCGCCCGGTGTTGCAGTACGCTAGCGAATCATTCTCGGGGCGAGTATCGTCGGGTCGTCACGTAGATCTTGATAGGTATCGTGGCAGAGGCTCGGCGTTGGGTCTCCAATTCCCTACAGTTAGCGCCGAGCCTCACTACCTTTAGGCTAGACCAATACCCTGCGGATCATCATCAACATACGCGCCGGCTTCCAGCTCGAACGCTGCGCGCTTAACGACCGCATAGAAAGCGGACGCTTTAATCGCGACCATCTCTGCGTCTGCCATGCTCGATGTCACGACAGCTCGCGCACCCAGCCAGTCAGTCGTTTCGTCGGAGAAGAACTCGGACAGTGAATGGCCCGTTGCCCGCCCATCAATAATGGCGTCGAGCGTTTCCGTCGGCAGCGCCATGTCAGCATCGACTAGCGCCGTCGCCAGGATGTACGCGGTCTGGCGCTGGCTAGTGACACCCTTCGTTCGGCAAATGGCGAGTAGCTCGAGGACGTCCTCGCCCTGCTGATCTGTCATAGGTACGGGGAACAAAAGCGGGTTCGTCTTGATGTATGCAAGGATCTCGTTACTCTTCATGATCTTCCATCCCTTCTGATGTTTCGGCTTTGGCGCAGTCTCTGCGAAGCTTGTTCGAGACCTGCTTCGCGTCGGCGCGCGTTCCCCAGAAGCCGCCGCCATTCTTGGCGCCGGCGTGTTCCGTCTTGATTGCCATCGTATGCTCCTTAGGATGGAGGGGTGTAGGAGATGACCTGTCCGAGCGCGACCAAACGGCTCTGCAAGTCCGGTACGCTGTAGGCGTTGAGAGCCTGTCCCGTGGCAATGCAGCGCCCCTGCAGGAAGCCACCGGCGGCGGCCTGGTTCGCCTTGTGGATATCAATCCTGCCCGACCCCATCGCGACCGAGGAGTAGCTGGACGCCACGCCGACAACGAGATTGCTGCAGTCGGCAGCTTGCGGGAGGATGCAGCGCAGCGGGATCTGGTAGGGTTGAACCTGACGGGCATCACCGTCTTCGGAGTAGCCGACGCTATCAATGATAAAGCCCGGCACGCCGTCTTTCTGGTAGGCGAGGCGGCGGTTGATGTGGATGTCGATCGAGTAGAAGCCCACTGCGATTGAGTCTGTCTTGGTGATGTTCACCTGCACGTCAGACTGCTTCTGAACGTATTGGCCGACCATTCGCCGAGAGGTACGGACATAGGGTTCACTGGGCCATCCAGAGGCGGACACGCTACTGTCGACCAGCTCATCCAGGCACGGCCCCCAAGAGTTTACGTAGCTCCGGACGTCCGGGTGGACCGATGCATCGTTCGCGAGGAACCACAACCAGCCGGCCTGCTCCGCATAGATCAGTTGCAAAATCTCCGCTCGGCGGGCTGGTGTTGCGTCAGGCCATTCCCACTGGCGCGGGATGCCGAAGTCAGCGTTCATGTCGAACTTGCCGTCGACGCAAGCGGCAGCGCCGAAGGGCTTCCAACTGGGGTTCTGCAAGTTCCGTTCGTTGATCCTGCGCAAATACTCGAACAGAGACGGGTCATAACCGGCTGGCTTCGGCCACGCCTTCTTGTTTTCCACATCCTGCGTGATGCAGAGCCGGAAGCCGTAGGACTGGACGCCGCCGTCGGCGTCACCGAACGCTGTCGCAGGATACGGGCTGAACCCGTAGATGATGTTCCCGTTGCCATCATAGCAATCCAGCGGGACGAACGTATCAGGGTTAGGGTAGAAACCAGCAAGTGACTCGCCGTATTCAGCTTGGCTTTCTCGGCCAACGCGCATCGTGACGCCAGCCGCTTTTGCGAGATCGCCATCTTCTGTTTCATCGCTGAACTGCGATCCGGCAAACACTGTGCCGTCGGTGGCGGTGAAGGAATTGAGAACCGTGCCCGTCTTCAAAACCGACGCTAGCTGATAGCCGGTTCGAGCAATGACGCCATAGTCTTTCAGCATCGAGTTAAGGGCCATCTCGATGTTCGACGGTGAGTTTCGTCCGAGCCTGAGGCGCGACCCGGAGTAGGACGCAAGGCGACGGAAGAACTCATCCGACATGAACCCAATCCCACGGGTACCGTAGCGCCCGATGTCGATCGAACCCAGACCGTTGGAAAGGATACCGCCAAAATGGGTTTGAGGCGTCACCAGCGCAACCTTCTGCGCGCCGCCTGCGACCTTCGCACAAGCCGAAAAGACTGCCGCAGCGGTGTTGCCGTAGCCAACGGCATCGTAGGTTTCAGTAGCCATTTAGATCGTGCCCTTTCCGAGTAGTACCCAAGCGCCGGTAACACCGTCGAAGACGATATCGGCGAACTGTCCGTTGCTGATCGTGGTGAGCGCGCCGATCGACCAAGTGAAACCACCGCTGGCCTGATGGATGAGCCGCGCTTTTTTCCCGTGGGTGCAGTTGCGCGGGATAGTCAGGACGACGGTGCGATTTGTCGTCATGGCGCCGGACAGAACCACTGTCTCGGCATAGGTGTAGGGGTAGTAGTTGAAGTTCGCGTTCTGGACCAAGGTCTGAACAGGCGCGGCCCCTTCGATCTTGCCGACGTTGCTGTTCCGCGCGTTCGAGCCGACGACGTGGTTTTCACTCAGAAACAGGGGCGTGTCGGTCGCCAGATCGCCAACCCCAAGGCTGCCGATGTCGAAGCCCATGATCGCGCCATCAACGCTGACAGCGATGTCCACGCCTTCAGTAAAGATCCGCTCGGCTTTGAAGCGCTGAAAACCGGTCCCCTTGATGCACTTGATGCCGGCGTTCGATCGCTTGATGTAGCGTATCCTAGTGCTGCCCTCGAACGTGATGTCCGCGAGGCCGGTCAGGTCACAGAACGACGCGCCCGGGTTGTCCATGAAGACGTCAGCCAGGAACACCAACCTCCGACGGGACTGAAGCGTCAGCTGGTTCTTTAGGTAAACCGGCGTGTCGAAGACAACTGTCGTATGCCGGGTCAGAGCTGCATTCAGCGCTGCTGCGTTCGACCAGACGTTGTTCGCCGCGATATAGTCTCGAGCGTAACCGAACCTGTTGAGGTTCATGTATACCGACTGCGAGAAGTTCGTAACATTCATGTCGTTGTCGTAGCGCGGCGTATCGTAGGGCGAGAGGCGGCGAACAGTGGACGGGCGCGCGCCGTAGTAGGGTTTTGCCGGACCCGCGGCGAACGTGTTCGCGACCTGTACGCCGACGCCGGTAAGCGCATCTGTCCAGACCGTAGGCGACGACCCAACCACGCCGGACGCAGGAGACGAAAGGCTGTAGATCGCACCGGCAAAGTCGTTGCCTGCATCGATCTGCGCAAGAAGAGGCTGGGCGAACAGGTCACCGTCCGTGAAGTCAGCGATACGGGTGAGAGTGTTCGTCGCCTTTGTGTACTGGAACCAGCCGTTGCTCACCGGGCTGTTCTGGTTGCTTAGGAACACGATCTTGCCGTCTTCGACGATCTCCCCGTCAGCGAGGAAGTTGCCGTTGGTGCTCACCGACGGATTCGGCAGACGCGTGTTGACGTTGCGGAGGTAGTCCGCGTGGATCGTCTTGGCGATACCCGAACCGAGAAGCGCCAGCAGGACCTCTTCGAGCGCTGCTTCCGCGCGCTCCGCGTATTCCTGCGCCCGAGCGATATCTTCCGCCGTGAAGACCCCGCCAGCCTGCCCCAGCGGCGCTTTGTGCGCCCGGTCGGTATCGAGCTTCAGCCGCAGGATCTGCATGACGGTAATGTCCATGCGGTTCTCTACGGTCTCCGCATAATACGGGCCCTGGTTCGGCAAGTCGGTCTCTTGTGTGAAAGGCGGAGACCGAACGAGAAAGACGCGGAAGCCGGTCGGCGGGGGAACGAAGATGATGACCGCACCGCCCTGCTCATTGCCTACCCCCCCCACCGCATACTCGCTGTCGAGTTCGAGGTTGACGGCGTTCAAGAACGGATCGAGCAGCACGGCCCTCATGTGCTTCGCATCGAAGATTTTGAAGTCATAGGGGAATGCAGTCGTCTTGCCGTTTCCGAGATACGGGCCGGAGATGCTGATTTCGTTCGAGATCGTCATGCGATACCTCAAAGGAAGAAGGCCCCTAAAAAGGAGCCCGCTAGGTTCAGGTTGTTGGGGGTTTCTGATCGCCGGCTATTCGGCTCACGCCGACGCGGCGAGTTCTTTACTTCTCGGTTCCGTCTCTTCCCGAGATCGCGCCCTGGAGAACATCGAATGCGTTCTCTGGCTTACTGTCGCCCTCTGCCACACTGCCAGCATAGCCAGCAGATTTCGCAAGCTGGCCTGTGGGAATGCCGAGGATCATTCCAAGCGAAATGATCGAGTCCTGGACTGCTTTGGACGGCGACTTCCCTTCGACCGCAGCATTGTAGACGCTGACCGGCGTCTTCAGTACGCGCTCGATCGCCGGGATGGCTGCCGAGGTTGAAAGCCGATCGTCGTATGGCTTGTCGTTCCAGGTGTTGATGAAAGCGTTGAACGCCTGTCCCGCGATCGGGACCATGCCGGACGCGTATCGCGCTTGAGCCCCGAAGAATAAACCTGCAATCTCGTCCATATAGCCGTCGTCGTCATCGTCGTCGCCCAGCTCGCCGCGAGCTGCCTGCGCGATCGCTTCGCCAACAATTCCGGGTATTGCGATGCCGAACATGTAGACAGCAAACATCTTCGGCGCCCCGTGGTAGCCATAGGTCCGCATGATCGTTTGAAGCTCGCCTCCGACAAGGTTCGCCTGCCCGTTGAAGTAGGAGTAGAACATCGTGAACAGGCGAATGAACGCTGGCCCACTCTCGACCATAGAAATGTCTTCAGGTGCAAAGCTCCCCATCGAGCGCCTGATAACGCTATCGGCTTCTCTCACCGCGTCTGCCTGGTCCATGCCACCTGCCACCGCCTGGTCATAGGCCGCGTGCCACACGATCACATCGACGACGTTCTGGCTGCCCTGCTGCAGTATGTAGCCGTACTTATCCGCTTTCTCGCGGATGACGCCTAGCGCGCCAGGCTTGACGATTGCCTCCTGGATCCTGACCTGCATCTCGCGGCTGGAACTGTCGATACGGTCCGCCATGAAGCGGGACAACTCGGTTGCCTCGCTGCGCATGTCGCCAGCGTCACCGGAACTGAAGCGAACAAGGGCAGACTTCAGCCGGCCGGGTTTCACCAGCACCATTGCCGACGAAAAGCCGGTGACCTGCTGCGCCGTATTCACGATGTTCAGGAACATGGTGTGGACGCCAACGCGGCGCCGGATCTCCCTGACGACTGAAGAGAACGCCCGTCCGGCTGGTGTCGTCGACTGGCTTTCCACCGCCTGCTGCGCGGCCCGCTGAAGCCACGGCGTGACCATGTTCTCTATGATGCCAGGCGAGACTTCGTTGATGACCGTCCTGAACTCGACATTGTTCACGATCCGCTGGGTCTGCTGGATTGCCGGCTGGATGTGGGTGAAGCGCAGTACCTTGTCCATGTGCGACGGGATCATCAGCAGATCGAGCGCCAGCGGGGTCGTGTACCCTTCGGATCGGCTCTTGGTAAACCCGCGTCCGGTCGTGGGGAACATGGCCGAAGACGTCTGAGCCTGCAACGCTTGTTGGTCAGCGCGCAACGTCCCGTCGACGCTGGCATCCCGGTCAGCAATCGCCGGAACATAGCCGCCGCGGTACGTGCCGAAATTGGTTTCGACCGGCGTGGCTTCGATCTCGTTGAAGTAGAAGCCAAACATCTTGCGGTGCGCTGACTGTGCCGGCCGCTTTAGCCGCTCCATCAGGTCCCAGATCTGCTGAACCATGTCATAGTCAGCCTTCGTGACCGTGCCATCGTTCTGCATCCGAGCGATGAAGCCGTCCCAGCCGTCTTCCCATCCGCGTCCGACCAGCAGCTTTTTCTTGTTGCTGTCATTGCCCGTGTGAAGAATGGCGTGGATCAGCTCACCCTTATTCTCGAAGGTGTAGCCCAGCTCCGCCGCCCGGATCGCGCCGCCCAGAAGCTCACCTTTGCGCGGCTCGATGATGTCCAGTAGCTCGCGCATACGTCCGGCCTTCTCCTGTCGATAGACGCCAACGGCATCCATGACCGGATTAACGAGGTATCGAACGTACGAGCCGGCCTTGCCGTCATCCATATCGCGGGCCCAGGCCTCAACACGGCGCAGGGACGCGAGAAGAGAGAGCGCTTTGATTTTTACCTTTTCTGCCCGGGTCAGCTTCCGCTCGAGAGCGACATTCTGACCCTTCGAGCGGACGCGCGCGATTTGCAGCAGCTCTTCGCGGAGTTCCTGTACCTCTACCTTTTTGCCATCGATCTCAGCTTCACGGGCGAGCTTGCCGGTTTCCAGCATGTTCTCGATCGCGTCCTTCACCTCGTCGAACTCGTTGACGGTGATATCGCGGTACGAACGCTGGCCGCCCCGACCGAAGACATAGATTGCCTGCGTGAGGTTCTCAAAGGAAGTCGGATCATCGTTCTTCAGCTGCTCAAGCCATGTCGCCATGTCGAACTCCGAAGGAGCCCGAGCCAGCCCGAACTGGCCGGCGATTGCGCGCGCGGCTTTCACGTAGTCGATGTCTCTGCTCTTCGAAAGGCGATGGTCGGGCTTGTTTAGCCTCTGCATGCGGTCAACGATTGCGTCCACCTGTTCCTCACGTGCCGAAGCTTCCATGAAGAAGTGGTAGTTCAGCAGCTGGCGCCGCTTCGCCTCCGCGGCCTCTGGCATCTTCCCGGCCGCCATCGCATTCGCAGCCTCGTTTGCTGCCTTGCGTTCGGCTGCCAGGTAGCGACGCGGGCTTGCGGCATCTCTGACCTTCATCGTTCGCATCGTGCGCCGTACGGCTTCTCGGGCCTCTTGGCTGGTCGTTGTCTTTCCACCAACTTTACGGTTGAGAACATTGAGCTCGGCCGCGAGGAACTGGCCGCGCTTGTCGCCATGAAGCGCAGCGATAGCCTCCTCCTCGATCGAGCCATCGCGCAGAACATCGCCGTGACGCTCAGACATCACGCGGTCGGTCTCGGAGCGGATCGCGTCCTTGATGGCAGGAACGTTCTCAAGTTCTTCGAGCAGAGTGCGACCGCTGTCGAAACCGTACATGCCAGCCACGACGTCGGGGTGCAGACCATTGCTTCCGAATACCGCCATGACGTGGCCGTGGCCCTTCTTGGTGGCACCAGGAAGGAACGGAATGTGGCCGCTGCCGTACTCGGCCTCAACGATCGCCCGATCCAGTTTGATCGGTGCGACGTCCTCGCCTTCGAAGTTCTTGCCGAACCGCATTTCCTGAATGGCGCGGTATATTGGCATAGCCTGCATGCGCTTGGTAACGTCGGCCTGCACCTTCGCCTTTTCGTCTTTGAACCACTGCTCGCGCTCGCGCACGATCGGCGCCATGACTTCCTTGCGAAGCCGACGGTTGGCATCGTCCATAGCCTGGTCGTGCAGGTTCTTCAGGTGGCGGTAATCTTCCGGCGATATCCCAGCCGCTTCCGATGCGGCGAACAGCATGGCATCGGAGATATCCGACCGGGCTGTCTCGATCTCGCTGTCAGAGGCGAGCATCCGATCGAAGACCGTGCGCAGTTCCGGCGAGATACTGACGTTCAGACCGGCGACACTGCGATACAGGCGTAGGAGCCACTGAGCGAAGCGCTCGAAGGCCGAACGCATCTCGACCGAGGGCGACTTGCCTTCCAGCAGATAGGCCTCGAAGCCCCGCGCGAACTGCTCGTGCGTGCCGGCTTCGATCGCCGCATCGACGTTGGCGTCACCAGACGTTGCGCTGTCGAGATATGCCCGGACCTGTTCGACGGTGACGTCCATGCCGCCCGCCAGCTTGGCGTCTGCTGCTACCGCATCGGCGTTATCGTGCCACCACTTTTTCACAGCGGTGTGCATCTCGACAATCTCCGGGCTTATGCCGGGCGGCGAAGCGAGATCCTGCAGGGTGTAAAGGAAATAGTGGCCGGTTTCGTGAACCATCGTCGAAAGGTCTGCGCTTTCGAACAGGCTGATCACAACCGGGCTTGCTTCAGCGCCAGCGAGCGGGATTTGGATCGAACCGCGCCGGCCCGGCTGGAAGAAAGTCTTGGAATTTTCCGGGAAATCGACTATCTTGACGGCATTCCCGCCATCGTCTCGGACGTTTGGGTTGATGGTTTTGGCTATGCCAAGAGAGTCGGCCGTGGCGGGATACTTCCTCATCGAAACAGCTGCCAGCTTGCGCCGACCGCGCCGCGCCTCTTCGATGTAGAGCGTGGTCCCGTCTTCCATCTTCTTCAGATAGCCGATCAGATCCTCGCCTCTGCGACCCTTCGCGCCTGTCACGATCTGGTCAGCGCCTGAGACGATTTCCGGAATTGCCAGAATATCGGCATCAGTGATTGCGACCATGCCGCGGCGAGCTTCAGAAGCCGCATCGGCGTGGTTCTTTAGAATGTGGCGGATCGCAGAGCTGTCGACGGTATGCTGGAAGCCGTGGATGTCGGCGCCGACTTCCTGCTCGACCAAATCGGCCACGGCATTCGAGACCTCCGCAAATCCGACCACGCGGTTCTGCTCTTTCCCTTCCCTGGCATAGTCGACGAGCTCGCCGATATCCTTGCGGAGCTTCGCGAGCTTCTGGCGAAGACTGGCCTGACCGAACTCGCGACCTTGCGCTGTGTCAGCGTTCGCAAGAGCCGTGCGAATGGCTTCGTCGCTGTCGTTGATCGAAACACCAATGCTGTCGAGATAGGCGACGGTATCGTCTGCCCACTGCGCTTTCTTGTTGCCGTCTACGGTCGTGGCGAACTGCTTGGTTCCGCCGAGCTCAGCGTCGATGGCTTCGAGCAGTGCGCGGCCGATATCAGGCACCTCGCCGCCGGTTTCCATCGCGTGCCGGTAATCATTCGCGGTCGCGTTGTCCTGCAGATAGCCGGCCTCGATCATCGCACGGGCAACGTCGTCAAAGCCATGCTTCTTGCCCGTTCCTGAAGCCTTACCGAGCAGATCACCGATCGCGCCCGATACCTTACCGCGCGAAAGGCGCAGCGACTTCTTGAACCGACCGCGCTTCACCGTGGCAGCGTCTCTAGACGCAAGCTCTCCGCCGACGTCATCAATGCCGCCGTAGCTGTCGATCGCTTCCAGCAGAGACGGACCGCGCGCTTCTGGCTGGGTGACGTAAGACCGCAGTTCAGCCAGCTGGCGGGATAGCTCGTCGACGCCCTTGCGTGCGAAACCGTCGGGCCGTTCCCGGCGCACTTCCGGCAGAGGATACTTCGCATCGAACTCTTCAGGCGTCAGCCCGGCGCGCTCCGCCATCGTCCGGCGCATGGCAACGACTGGCATCGCTTCGAACTGGGCAACGTCAGACGACCGGCCAGCGGCACGAAGGCGGCCGACGAGCTCCGTCATCTCCCGATCGCTGACGGAACGCTCCTGTTCCTGCTGAACGCGGATAGCCTCAGCTTCCTCGAACGCCTGTAGCTGGATTGCCTGTGAGTTCTCGTTGAACTCCCGCGCCTCCGTCGCTGTCATGGCTTCTGGGTTGAAGCGCATGTTCTCCCGCAGGAACGCGTCTTCGTCCGTGCCGGCCAGCTTTGAGGCGTAGGCTGCGGTTGGAATGCGGACGTCGCCGCCCGTCGAGAGAGCCATGTCGTAATCAGCGGGATCGACGCCCGGCAGATCGGCAAGGAAGTCCCGTGGGTCGTGACGGAAGCTCTGGAACAGTTCCTGAAGCTTTGACGCCGGAACGTAGAGATCCTGGATAGGGGTCCCATCGGTGGCCTTGCCAACGAAATCGGCGAACGAACCATCGAGGCGCTGGCGGAGCTTCGACGCTGTCGAGTTCTCCGCAATTTGGTTGAGCGTGTCTTGAGCGTGCTGTGCGGCATGGGCCTGCGCTGGCATTCTTCGTACCCGGCCCGGAAGCGCGGACATAAAAATCAACCTCCCGGCTTCAACGATCGCGCCAACGACACCGCCAGCTGCAGCGTTTTCGCCGACCTTGTTGAAGATCGATTTGTCTGGATTATAGAGCTGCTGCGAGATGAAATTCTGCATCATCTCTTGGGCAGCTTCCTGTGTTCCTTCCTGTGCTGCCTGAACACCGATGCTCCGCAAAACGGACATCAGACCGTTACGCGTCACCGGGTTGTTCAAAAGCCGTTCGATCGGGATTGCGTCCGTCATACCCGGCAAGACGCCTGCCATTGCTGCCTTGAGCTGGGTTCCTTCGCCCTGTCCTGCCTCGCGAGCGCGCGACGTAGCATCACCAGCACCAGCGGCACCACCGAAGGCCGCGGCACCAACGCCGCCTGTTAGAACGCTTGCAACAATGACGGGGAGCATAGACCCCAAGCCCGAGCCAATTGTTCTCGACCAGCTATCTTCCCAGCCTGCCGCCGCCGGCAACATGTTCTGCCCATATTTTTGAGTGCCCTCGCCTGCCTGCTGAAGGCTTTCACTTACGGCGGCGATAGCCGGTTCAAAGATCGCTCGAGCCTCATCGGGGGACATATCCCCGGAAATCACATCCGAGAGAACAGACTGAGCGATAGTCGGGTTGATCACGCCCTGCTGGAAAATGTCCGTTCGGAGCTGGTTGATTTCCTGCTCGCTTTTCCCTTTGGCGCCCATGATCCGGCCCACCATGGGCGCACGATCCTTTTCCGACGTCGGGGTGAGCAACTGACCGGCGCCTTCAAGCGCCATCCCCACGAAAGATGTCGCGCCGCCCGGGAAAGCCTTACCGAGTTCTACAGGCGAGCGAACCGTATTTCGCGCCGTTGTCTCAAACCAAGACAAACTTTCAACATCGTCCCACGCAGCGCGAGCGTTATCGCTGTCACGCAGCCACTGTGCTGTTCGCGGCGACGCTTTCAAGACCGAGCTTGTTCGCATGGTGTTGAGACGGCCTTGCAACATATCGCGGCCTGTTGCCGCTAAATCCGGCGCGACGCCGAATGCTTTGCCCAGCTTGGCATCAGACGCGAACTGATCCGGGTTGGTGGACCGCGCGACGTTCAAAACTACACCTGCCTTGGCTGCTTCTGCCTGGCTGGCGCGGCTTTTCCATTCATCGTATTCTTCAATGGTTGGCATGGTATCTCGACAAAGCAGGCAGCTTCTGGTTGATTTCCATCAAACGGAGTTGAGGAAATGGCTCGTATTCTGAAAGTTGCTGGTGTCTGCGCCATCATTGGCGCGATTGTTCTTCTCGTAGTCAAATGGATGACTGGCTATCCATTCGGATCTGCAGCCCGTCTTGCCGGGGACACCCTGGGCGCTGCGTTCGCCATCTTTGTAATTTCGACCGCGGTAGGCGGCTTTGTTTATTTCATCCGCAGGGGTAGCCCCACAGCGATGGCCGGAGTAGGCACCACCGTTGCAGTGTCTTGCTTGTTCACCTTCGCGGCGACTTGGGGCGCGACCCATTGAACGAGCGACCTGACGACGAAATCATTCGCCTCCTAAATCGCGCGGACGAAGAGGTCGACGTCGTTCTAGACCGAGTTACCCGCCGGCTGAGGTCTGGCCGAGTTGGCGTCTTTTCAGCGGAAAAGACTTATTACGGTTCGGCACCAACGTTGTTCAGGTCGACGTTACTCGAAAATTGCCTCTTGGGCTTCGTCTGGGTAGCCGCGCTGATCATCTTCGAAGCAGTGAAAGGCTGGGAGCTGAGCTTCACCACCGCTGGCGTATTTTTACTACTGTTCGCCTTGTTCCTATTCACGGTCACATTCGTCTACCGAGTTCCCATTCGTAGAATGGAAGAAGACCTCAACGACCAAGAAAACGAAATCAGTTCCCGCTCGTTAAAAACCGAGCATACTCAGCACTGACGTCTTCCGGCGTTGGCTTTCGTCCAATTCTGGCAAGCAGGTCGGTGCTGATCGCCTGACGCAAATCGATCGGGATATCCTGATACGGAACCCGGATCTCGAACGCCGTTCCGTCTTCCCGGGCCGGCGCTTCGAACAGGAACTTCCCATCTTCTTCGTTCGTACCCCAAAGCGTACCAGGCGTTTTCGTCACGATTGGCAGCAGCAGTTCATTGATCATCTGCTGACTTTCGACATAGGTCGGCAGCCGTCCGTCATTCCGGGCTCGATGATCGTCAATCCGCACTCGCATCTCGTTCTGGAACTGAGCGATACGCCGTTCCATCGCCATGCGTGCTTCGGTATCGTCGCCCTTGATGCCGGTAGTTGTGACGCCCGATGCGTTCAGCGAGACTTCCGCCTGCTTGAAAGCGTCCTGGTAGACCTTCCCCTCCTGCACGGCCTTCGTCTCGTCGCCGATGATCGCGCTCTTCTTGTTCGACATCGCCTTCCAGTCTTCACGGGAGAGACTGTTGATAATCTCCGGCTCCGTCAGATCAAGCTTGGCAAAGCCGGCAGGATCGGCCGCCGCCATATTGCTCAAGCTGCTGTAGGCGGCCGGATCGGTCTTGATGGCGTCCGCCTTGTTCTCGAACTCCATAAAGCCCGACACCGCCTCGCGACCGGCCGAGATTTTCAGCTCCAGCGGTATCTGCGACATGGGTGTGTCCTGCAGGACCATTGACCAGATCTGGCTTTTCGCCGCGTTGGAGTCTGCGGTTTCAGCCTTGGACCGCAGCTCGTACTGAGCGTTCAGCTGTTTCATGGCCGACGCCCGAACGTCCGGGTCGGAAATCTGACCGATGCGCTGCATGGCGTCATCGTAGGACGGCATTGTCGATCGGGCGGCGACACCTTCACGAGATGGGACGACGGTGCCACTCCGGACCGGCTCGATGTGCCATGGCTCGTACGACATAGGGAACCGCAGCCCGTAGTTTGCCGCGTTATCGTGAACCCAGTCCCGGACCTCTTTCGGCGCCCGATCGAGGCGCGAGCCCTTGAACGTCAGATCGACCGCGCGACCATGCAGATGGTTTGAACCCTTGGCGATCGTGCCGTTCGGCTTCTGATATCCCGCTGGGAACGCGACTGTGCGCCCCGTTCGATCGCTATTGGCGAACAACTGCTCTTGATGCTCGTTCGAGCGATAGGCGGAACCCAGCCCGAGTCCTTCGCGGATGCTGGCCGGCGCGTCCTGGATCAGGGCGGCGAGGTTGTCGGCAAAGGCGTCGTCGAGGTTCAACGTGTCGCCTGGGCGGTCCTTGTGGACAGACTTCGAAGCAAGGAAGGCCTTCGACTGCGTAGGGCCGCCAGACGGTGTGGTCGGAGTTCCAGAGGCTGCAGCAGCCTTGCGGCTCTGCGACATGATCTCGTTGACGACGGAAAGCCCTTCTTCTTCCGCAGCGTAGGGGCGCAGCTTGCTTTCCATATCCAGCCGGACTTTCGGGTCCATGCTGTCGCCGTTCTGCTTGATGTAGTCCAGCGCGCCGCGGGCACCATTGGGCTTTGAGGCAAGAGCCAGCGCGACGCTCGAATGGACGGACGAAGAAAACTCCTTCCGCTTGTAGTCGACAACGGCCTGATCCCAGCCCATCAGCTCGGCCTGGGCGCCGATTTCCGCATAGCCGAGGCCAAGGGACTTCTTGATTTCATTCGGCTTGTCATAGCCGTTCAGCGCCTGATCCTTCAGGAGTTCCATGCGGGCCGACGATGACGCTGCCACCCAGTCCTTCTGGCCCTGCGCCGAGTGCACGATGCCCGAACGCATACCCTGCGTCACGACCGCCGTGGCTGCTTCGCCGAACTTGCGCGCGGCGATCGGATCTTCCGGCGTGTACTTCTTCTTCAGCGCCTCAAGCGCGGCGTTGTAGGACGCGCGGCCTTCGACAGCATTGCGGCCCTGCGTCGTCAGAAAGCCGTTCTGCCCATAGTCGAGCTCGATCTTATCCCGCTCCATCGCGGTCAGCCGATCCTTCGCATCGGTCGTCGCTTTCAGCTCACGGACCTGATCGACCACGTCGCCGATGTTTCCAAGGCCCTGCGCAACGTTCTGCGTCGCCTGCCCGATCTGGGCGCCGAAGTCGCCGGGCGACGCCTGGACTTCAATCCCCTGCCTCAGGATCGGACGGCGGCGCTCGGTCTGCTCGTAAAGAGGTACGGTCGGCATATCTTACCAGTATCCCTTCTCAGATCCGGACCCGTACGCCTTGCCGGCACCGGTTAGAATTGTGCTGAACGCATTGAGGTTGCCGGCCGCTTCGGAGTTCGCAGCATTGGCCCGGCGCAGACTTGCGCTCGCGCGACCATTCGCAGCATCGACCCGGTAGTCGTAGGCCTCATTTGCGGAGTTCTTGCGGATCGTCAGCGCGTCGATTTCGCCGAGCGTCGCAGTGTCGACCATGATATCGAGCGCGGAGCCATAGCCGACATCGATGCCGTTTGCAGCCATCGCCGCGCGCTGCTTCGACTGGACCTGCGCCACCTGCCCCCGCTTCTGCTGCTCTTCGACCTTGCCACGCTCAAGCGCATCCCGCGCGCGCTGCTCGGAGAGCGTCACGTTCATGTCCTGCACTTTGGCTTCGTAGCGCGCGGCGGAAGCTGAAGCATCGGATTGCTGTTTCGCACCGGCCGCCCCGAGGAGCGTCGATGCTGCTGTCAAAGCCAGACCGAAATCACACATGAGGAACCTTCATTTCAAAAACACGGAACGGGAGACGTTCATACCCATAGGGCTCAGGGTCCTTCAGCGTGAAGCCCAGCCAGGCAAGCCACCGCTTCGAAGCAGCGTTGCGATCGTCAACGACATTGCGAAGGAGCTGCCAGCGATTTTGCATCTGCTGAATCCAGTAGCGCGAACCGCCGAGGAAGTGCCGGCGGTTCTGCTCGACTGCGTCGGTGCCCAAAAGCCAAGGCGCCCCGATGTTGTTCAGGATATCGACGGTACCGCAGCCGAACATCAGTTCCGGCACACCGTCAAAGGTGACCGTCCAGACGATTTCCGACATCTGCAGCGAGTGCCGCAGAGCATTGTCAGGCGACCGGCCCGATGCTGCCCGGACCTCCTCCACATCAGCGGCACGCATCCGGGGAGCGATCGATGCGATATGCTCTTCAGCCGGCGTGATGATGGCAAAGCTCATGCGCCTACCCTCACCTCTGGCAAGATCGCAAGAATCGTCATGGGCAATGGATCGAACTGTTTGACAACGATCGTTCCACCCGGCGTCCATTCCGACGACAGCGTGATCTCGACGTCACTGGTGCCGAGCCTCGTGGCCTCGTCCCACTTCTCGAACTGGCGCTGTTTCAATTCGGTCAGCTTGGCAGCGGAAGGACCAGCCCAAATCCCGCGGGTGTCTTCGACCCGCATTGTCAGGGAAGCCACAGATTTAGGACGCCCCTGTGTCGAGCCCAGGCCTTGCACCATGCCGAGATCGAGATCGAGCGTCATCAGCTCGGCCTCGTACGGAAGCCCGACGTGGATTAGCGAGGCAGAATGCTGCAGCGTTACAGCGCCGTTCTCGACGATCAGCCCGCGCACGACATTGCCGTCCGCGAGCGCCACGACTTGTTTTCCTTCCAGATGATACAGACCCCGCACCGTCTTTACCGGATCGCCGTCATAGGTCAGGCCGCTATCGACGAAGAAGCATTCTTCCGAGCTCTCAAAAAGGCGATCGTGCAAGCGCTCGATGTAGCGCTGCACTGAGCCGTTCACCGCCCGCCGGACAACGACATAGACCTTATCTTCGTCATCCTCTGGAACGACATTGACCGCTTCGACCTTGCCGTCCGTCTCGTGCCGCGTCCACGCCCATACTTCCTGTTCGCGCATGTATGTCAGGCTGAGCAACGTGCCGTCATCGAGCGCGACCCATACGATGGAATTCGGCGCCTGCGCATAGGCCCAAGACACGACCTTACGCTTCTTGAACAGGTGCGACGCCAACACCGTCAGGTCGCGGCCCGTGAAGGCGTCATTGGCGAAGGCATAGGAGAAGTCACGAACCACGCCACCGCGGACCTGCGCGAAAAGCATAACTTCGCCGATGGCGATCGGCTGGACGTAGCTTGAACCTCTGTTGCCCTGCTTGCGGACATTGACGTTTGCCGGCGTCAGGAAGTCTTCCGACCCTCCCGATACGGTGAATTCTGCAGCCGAGGAGAATACGCCAAGACCGCGCGTTTCGAGCAAGGCCCGGACTTCGTTCTTCTCCCTCGACCTGATGCGGAAGGTGATAGCGTCAGCAGCTTTGACGGTGGTGGAAGATCCGAAGTTCTCATAGTTAGCGGATTGACCGAGCCAGACGCCAGAGGGCACGTTGATCGTGCCGCCCATGGCCAGCCGCTGCTCGTAGAACGTCACGCACCGCGGGTATCTGCCGGCACCGCTGAAGGGGTTGTTTCCTTCCTGCGGCCCGCTGGCGAGGTCGGGAGTGATGTTCTCATCGGTGAACGTCAGGGTTTCCGATGTTCCGATGTAGCCGTATCGGCCATTATCGAGGCGGTAGAGTACATAGCTCCCGGCGCCAGCGACCGCCGACCAGTTCAGGATGTTCTTGTTGCCCTGAAAACTCATGTCGTTGCGCAGCGTGAAGGCCGGCGACGGCAAGCTCTCCTCGCCGCTGTCGTCCGAGATCGCGGCGACCTTGTAGCTCATCTCGATACCGAACACGACGACACCAGCAAACCCGGTCGGCGTGGCAGGAGCGCCAGGCGCGGCGACAGTCGGGATTGGCGACCCGTCGCCGGTGAACTGCGTCTGCGTCAGCTCGACCTCGTTATTCGGGGTCTCGGTCAGGATGCCGGAGTCGTCGCCTTCCCTGTAGACGCGGTATGATGCAGCGCCAGGCATAGCATTCCACGTCAGGCGAATGCGTCGGCCGTCTTCGTTTTCGTGCTGCACTTTTACTGTGACGCTTGAGGCGGCTTCGCTTTCAGCACCTGAAGCCGAAAGGGACGATACCCGGTAGTTGATGTTGGCGGTGTCGCCTGTCTGAAGCTTGTAGAAAGACGAGCCGCCGAGGCCGGTCGGCGAGCTTACCTTCGGTGCAAAGGTCGGCGTCTCAAGTGTCCAGTTGTCGTCAGCGAGCCGTGACAGCTTCTGCGGCGGATGCCGCTTGTGCGTCAGGTACATCACATCGTTCTCTTGAGCGAAGACCAGCTCGCGCAACTGGCTGGCCAGATAAGGCGTAGCAACCTCGTACACTCTGCGAACAGTGCCGCCGCTTTCATACGGAGGAAGCGCGGCCGTGCTGATGGTGTTGCCGAACAAATCCTCAAGGTTGAAGGCATTTGTGCCGACGTTGCGGACAATGAGGCTCCGTCCATTCAGCGCCGTTTGACCGACGATGTCAGCAAGGACGACTTCATCCCCGTCGGCGAAGCCGTGCCCGGCGACAGTGAACAGGCCGCTGCTTCCGGTCGATATGCCTGTGATCGCCTTTGGCGCTTCCAATACGGGAATGCCGAAACGATAGACGCGCATGCGCTGATTGGAGAACTCAAGATTATAGGTCTGGTTCGTCTCGATGTCGTAGACGAACGGGATAAGGACAGCCAGGCCAGAGCCTTTGGTGCGTCCGATGAACTCAAGGCCCGTACGGTTCGAAACACCACCGAAGGCGTGCACGAAGACGTTCTTCGCGATCTTAAGGCCGGACTGATATTTCGCCTGATCGACGCGCGCATACAAGGCAGGGCTCAGTTCGCCCGCCGTGAAGGCAGGCTGCATCATCCGAAGGATGGCCATGTATCAGCGTCTCACGTCGATGAGGGAGGAAAGCTGGCTCCAGAACGTCGGAACCTCGTTTGCATCGGCGACACGGGCGGCGCTCATGGCCTGCCGGGCGCCGTCGTATGCGTCCTTTCGGATCTCTCTGTCCTTCGTTAGCGGCAGAGCAATTTTCGAAGCGAGCGCCCAGCAAAGCGCTTCGCGAAACAGCGGTGGGAAGCGGCCTGGGTCTTCTACATTCTCGATATACTCAAGAACGGCGTCCGGGTGGGAGCAGAGGATCGACGTACCCTTGATCGCATACTCGACCTCAGCATGGTCCCGACCGTCAGCAAGCTCCGACACGATACGCAGCGGCTTTAGGCAGTCTGTCGGACGGCGGTACTCGAACTGGAAGCGCTCCGTCCAGGTGTTGGACAGCTCGGCGAGAGCTTGCCGTTTGATCGCCCACGTCCATTCGAAAGACTGCAGGGCGGTATCGCGGACGAAGGGGTAGTGCAGCCGGCACTGGCGGGCTTCTTCGGACGCCTCGGAATAGTCGTTGATGTCGCCTTTCCCAATATTCGACAGGGCGATATTGCAGATGGCAGTGATCGACGTCATAGGCGCGCTCCATAGGAAAAGGCCCGGCAGTTTCCCACCGGGCCCGGTTGGCGTGTGCTGTCAGCGATTAAGGCTGGGTGGCCTTGTCTTCGAGAGCCGCGACGATTTCGGCCTTGGTCGCTGGCGTTGTATCGCCGAGAACCTTGCGGGCTGCCGACTTGAACGCCATGAACTCGACGCTCGGGTCATTCGCCATTGCCAGGACTTCGGCGGCGGTCTTCGGCGCCGCGTCGGTCGTGTTGGCGCTCTTGCCTTCGGTTCCAGCCTTCTGCCTGGTCGGACGCTTGAGGCGTTCGATTTCAGCGTGGCTTTCGGCGAGCTGGGCGCGGAGAGCTTCCAGCTCGGCATTGTCGACGACGGAGGTGTCGACGACATGCCGTTCTGCTTCCGGGTGCAGCTGAGCCGCCCGCTGCAAGGCAAGGGCTTCACGGTTCGAGACTTCCGTCATCCACGCCTTGGAGAAGTGCTTGTCTTCGCGGATTTCGAAGACGTCCCCTTCTTCGCGGTAGTGGTCGTAGACGCCCGGGCGGACTGCCATCACGGTCTTAGTCATAGTTGTTGTCCTCTCCTGCAGCGACGACGCCGGCAGTGATCTTGCCGGCCGTCAGCGGACCAGTTGCGACGGTGTAGACGAGGCGCGCATAACGCTCGTCGGTACCGCGGGGGAACAGATCGAGCGGGAAGATATAGCCCGCCGTCAATGCTGCCTTGCCGATCGGCCCAGACGTGGAAACCGTCTTCGGCGAGGAGAATGCCGCATTGTCGTCGACCTGGAGATCGACCGTCAGCGTGGCCGCACCGGCTGCAAGCGCCGCCTCGACCAACTGAATGCGGAGAGGAACGCGGGAACCGCGGCCCAAGTCACGGCGGATTGCCGCTGCGGCGCCGACCGGTTTCCCGGGAGCGCCGAAGTCGATGATGTTGTCGGATGGTGCAGTTGCCTTGATGGCCTGCGCATCCGAGAAGAGGTTCTGAGCATCCCAGATCATTGTTTCGACCTTTCCTTTCGACCGCCGGTTAGACGATCTGCCCTTCGGTTTCGAGGATGTTGTCATCCCGGCGGATAGGCAGGCCAAGGAACGAAACCTGCGGCTTTCCCTGGCTCTGGTCGAGCGTCAGGTTCACGTTGGTCTTGTTCATCGCCTGCTTATGCAGGAAGGTCTGCACCGTCTTAGGCGCGTAGATGACCGTCTTGCCGTTCGGCTGGTTCGGGTTCTGCAGCGCGTAGTAACCGTCGATCATCAGGTTGATGAGGTCGGCGCCGGTCGCAGCATTTGCCCGGAGATCCGACACGTCGATGTTGGCGACGCGCGCCACACCGCGCCAGTCGCGGACGGACAGACCGATGTCCTGGCTGAACTTCTCGCGGAACACGTCGTAGAGCGAGCCGTCAGGCAGTTCCTTTGTGGTCTTGCCCTTGTCTTCACGCTGCAGGCCAGCCTTGGTGCCTTCCGGATAGAGAAGGTGGACCGAGTCTTCGCCCCAGGTGACGAACCAGATCGAGGTGTTGTCGGAGCCCGTGCCGCCGGCGTCGATGATCTGCTTGCCGTTGGCAGCCGTCTTCGAGTTAAAGCGCGCATGGAGGCCGGTGAAGCGTTCCGGATTGATGTCGGTGTCGCCGTAGTAGACGGTCGAACCGAGCATGTTCGCCATACCGGCAAGGTGAGCCTTCGCTTCGTTCAGGCGGAACTTGGCCGGGTTCTTCGAGATGTCGACGAGCTTGGCATCGACTTCCGACCAGTCTTCGAGCATGCCGGTGGCATCCTTGACCTGCGCAGTCGTGCCCTTGGTCGGCAGCACACCCTTATAGAGCTTGCGCCAGGTCGGAACCGGAAGGCCGGTGCGGACCGTCGTCAGGTGGCTCGATCCCATGTTGCATTCCAGGATCGGAGCGTCTTCGTACATCGCGTTGAACTGAACGAGCATGTCGATGATCGTCGCGATGTCGTCGCCCCATTCCTGCTTCTTCAGGTCCGAGAGCGTCGGATACATATTGCCAACAGTGGCCATGTGTTAACCTCGTGTCGTTGGAGTTGTCGCACCGTACATCGCCTCTTCGGGCGACCGTTTGGATGCGGCGGGTGTTTCCGACGTGACGGGCTTGTCATCACTGAGAGCGTTGCCGACACGGGCCAGTAGCCGGAATAGTCCGGGATGGTTGCCAATCCCGAGTTCTACGAGGTCGCGGCGGAGAGCATCGTCTCCGAACGTCGCGAGCACTCGATCTGCTTTGTTCACGCTGGTCGTAAGGTTATCGCCGCCGAAGTCCTTGTCGGTTTTGATTTCCTTCTGCCAGTCGCTGACAATCTTCTGAAGGCGTTCGTTCTGGCCGTCGTATTCGGCCTTTCTCTGCTCGGCGATGACGCCGGCGAGCTTTGAAGCCTGCCCGTTGGTAAGGCCAAGCTCCTTCATGACAGGCGCCGCCTTTTCCAGCAGCGCCGTGTCCAACTCCATGTCACCTTCAAGGGTGATATCGTACTTGCCGTCCTCCGGGACGACGTCGGCCTTGTCAGCCGCAGAGCTCTTATCGTCGCCTTCAGCCGGCTTTGCCTTGTCGTGCTCGGCTTTCAGCGCATCATTCTCGGCAGCCGTCTTGCTGTCGTCGGGAACGTACTCTTTCCAGCCTCCTTCAGCGTCGGCGGATGCAGCGGCAGCTTTCTTTCCGGCGTCAGTCTCAGCGCTGGCGGCGTCATCCACCTTGCCGGACAGGATCGTCTCAGAGCCAGCAGTGGCGCCGGTTGCGGCGGGTTGCTCTGTCGCGCCTTCCTGACCGCCGGACGCGCCACCGGTGCCCTCTGCGGCGAAGGCGATGCTATTCGTCAACAGATGTCGCATTCTCTTCTCTCTTGCGCCGTTCAGCGCGGTTGTGAGCTTCCACCATCATCGAGGCGTAGGCTGTTGGTTCGATTGTTGTGATCTGGTTGATGATCGAGACGCCGATCACGCGGCGGCCGATATGGATGCCTGTCTCGCCATTGACGACAGACGGGGCGCTGTAGATCGCGCACTGTTCGAGAACCCACCAGATGAACTCACGAGCGCGCGGCTCCGCCAGCACGAACTGGGTTGCCAGTTCGAGTTCCTGTTCACGTCTGCTTTTGGTCATCCGGCAATTCCCAGGCGGCTTAGAAGCTCTGTCGGCCCGCCGGTGTCATCGGTCCCAGCCAGGATCTGGGCGGCTTCTGCGCCCTGCTTCATCGCCGGCGCTACCTTTGCCGCCATCTCCGCTGATGCCGCGGCACGCATTTGCTGTGCCCGATCGGCCCGGATCTTGGCGACCTCGTCATCGGACCGGACAATCGTCGGTATGACGCCCACGGCATCGCCGTATTCGTCGATCGCCTGGTCGAAGTCGACCTTGTCCTTGCTGTCCGGGCTGCCCGCGCTGATGTTGCCGACGAAGCTCAGGAAGCGCTCGATCGAGCCGGTCGAAACTGCCAGCTGTGCCTGCGCAAGCGTGGAGATGTTTTCGACCTGCAGCTCCTGCCCTTCTAGCTCCCGCGGAGGCGGCGGCAATTCGTCCATGTCGTCGAGGGCATGAAAGAGCCAGTCAGCGAGCGGCATGATGAGCTCGTGATGCTGGCGCTCGACCGTTGGGCCCAGCTGCTGCAACTGCTCTTCCTTGCGTTGCGTCAGCTCGTAGACGTTCTTCGGCTGCACGCCCTGCATGTTGCTGATCGCCATGAAGAGGTCAGCGTAGAATGCGCGGTCGACACGGCGGACGACGCCATCGATGTCAGCGCCGAGGTCGCTTAGCGGCAGCGTCACGTCAAAGGCCCGACGATACGAGGCGTTCACGTTGGTTTCGTCTACGAAGGTGACGGAGCCGGGAAGCGAGGAGTTGCGTGCATTACGCAGCGACGTCGGCGCGACCACGGCCGGCTTGACCTGGTGCTCGATCGCTTGGCCCTTCCAGATCTGTTCCTTCTGCAGCATCTTCACATCGGGAAGCGCGTCCATGCCTGGGCAATAAGCGGCATAGACGTCTTCGCCTACCAGATCCCAGCGGGGCGCGATGATAGGATTGCGGTCGAAGCCGCTGATCTCGAGCATTACGTCCTTGGCGCCGGCAGCTTCCCAGTAGTTCGACATGAACGCCTTGTGCGCCTTCGTCGGATTGCGCGGGTTGCGGTCGTGCCGCGGTTCGATCGCGTTGAACACTTCGACCCAGTCGTCGTACGTGCCTTTGTCCCAGCAGTTCTTGACGGTGGTCGAGACCTTGGACCAGTCCATGTCACCGTTGTCTTGATGGACGAACCTGCCGACGACCTGCTCGACCGTCATCCAGATACGGCGATAGCAGGTGTCGACGCGTTGTTGGCCGGATGCTGCAAGCCAGTATTGGCCGGCGATCGGCATGATGGCATGCACCCTGTCCTTCATGGTGGTCAGGATCATGCAGAACTGACCGAACAGCAGCTCGTCGCCGTAGCCGCTGTGCAGACAATTGTAGACGTTGGAGACCGCCATCTTGTTGCGGGCTTTGCGCGTGGCCTCGTAGAGGTAGTCCTTCACCGGACCGAACTCTTTCAGGTCCGCGTCGAACGTGCCGTACCGCATCCACGGACGCGTCGGCGACGTCAGGCCTGCCTGCATTCCGGATCGAGCAACACGGTGAGCGAGCAAGGGCGAGTTGTCGACGATCTTGCTGTTCAGCGGCTTGCCACGCGTCTCTTTCGAGTCGCCCTTCCGGTACCGGCCGGGAGAGATGTAGTCGTTCAGCTCCTGCCACTGCGCCTCGTAGTCGTTCCGCTCCGTTTTCAGGGCGGCAAGACGGCGCTCGTGGCGAGAGCGAGCTGTGGTGTCGACCTCAAGCACCAAGGAGAACCTTCTTGCCGCCGGTGTCGACGGCGCCAGTTCCGCCGTTCCCGGTCATCACCGTCGATGTGGCGGCGCGCAGCCGGTCTTTCGTCCGGTTGCCTGCCTTCTCGGCGTTCTGGTTGTCAGGGCTGCGCTGCGCGGCGTACTGAACCGGCAGGCGGGGATCTTCAGGTTCGGGAACGCTGCTTCCGAAAACACACATGGGCTTTACCTCAGATGTAAAACGCGACTGCGAACGGGACGATCGCGAAGACGATGGATAGGACGCTGCAGGTTTTCATTTGACCGAAGACGTCGGACAGATAAGCGGCGCCGAGCGAAACAATGGGGAAGAAGGCCAACCACAGAGCCGACTGGTCGAAGCGAGCCGTGACGAACAGCACAAGGGCAAAGGTCAGAATGTTCAACAGCCGGCCATTGCTCGCGGCGTTCTTCAGGCGTTCAACAGCGATCGTTTCGCGATAATCAAGCATACGGGTTGTACTCCTCGCTCTGCTGGCTGCCGTAGGTGCTCTGGCCGCGGATGTTGGTGCCGGAATTGTTTTCCTTCGCTGTCACAGGGAACGCGAACGTAAGCCCCAGGGCATCTGCCCGGTTCGGGGATGGAAGCCCCCGGGTCTTCATGTCTTCTTTGCTTTCCAGCTGCAGCAAGCCATCCGTCCGCGGCACTAGCTCGGGGCCGATCAGATCCTGGTAGAGGACATCATCCTTCGGATCGATCGCTCCGCCGTTCTTCAACCAGTCGCGCATGCCCTTCCACATCTCGACACGCTTGTTCAGGCAGCCGCGGTCTATGCTCTTTCCAGAGAACCACACTAGCTGCCAGGCGCGGCCGTTCGTGATGCCGGCTGAATAGATGCCGGTGCCATGCCCCGCGTCGATAAAGACAGCGTCTGCCTGAAGATCATCCTCGAACCGAGCAACGATTCCGGCGACCTCAATGTCGTTGTCATTCTTCGGCATTTTCGCGAGCATCTTGGAGAAGAGCCCTTGCCGGAAGTAGATGACCAGCTCATCGTCGCCGGTCCAAGCTGGATCAACACCGATAATCTTCGGTGCGAAATCGTATTGCTCCTTCCGGAGGTGGACCTTCTGCGAGGTGTCGACGTCGTCCGTCGAGATGAACTGTTTTGCCGAAGCCGATGGAAACATTCCGCGCACTCGCACCTTCACAAAATCGTGGTCTTCACCGTAGTCCTCGACCCACTGATCGAGCTTGGTCTTGTTCGTGCCGGGAACGGTCCGGCTGTCGATCTGCCTTCTGATCCACCGCTTGCGATGCCGCCTGAAGCATTCCCTGAAACGCCCAGTGTTCTGGGTCGGATTACCGAACACCAACCAGATGATGATCGTGTTCTCGTCCGTCAGTGCGCCTTCGGCCACTTCCCAAACGCTGTCTGCGATCTTCGATGCTTCGTCGAACATCAGGACGATGATCTTGTCCTTGTTGTGCAAGCCGGCGAACGCTTCCGTGTTGTGCGCCGACCACGCCACGAAGTCCTGCCGCCACAGGTCAGAGTGTTCGTTGTCACGGGCCTTAATGGACATCGCCTGGACGTTGAACCAGTGAGCCGTGATCGATGATCGGAACCACTTTCCGATCTCCGGCGAGGTTTTCGTCCGAAGCTGGCTTTCAGTGTTCGCTGTCGTGACGATCTTGCAGTCCGAGAAGCAGGACATCGCCCAGTTCGAGATCATGCCCATTTCGGCAGATTTCCCGATACCGTGCCCGCTTGAGACGGCAATCTGTAAGGGTGAGTAACGGTTCTCGCTGCTAAGGTGCTGTCGGATCTCTTCGTTGATATCCGCCTGCCAGTCTCGCGGGCCGTCCATGTCCTTCAGATCGCCGTGTCCCCAGTCCCACGCGAACAGGGCCCATCCCTGCGGATCGTACTGGAACAGAGCTGCCGCCTCGGCGATCTCGTCGTCCGGGTCGGCACGCTTTGCGACAGAGGTCATTTTCCGGAAGACACCCTTCCCTTGGCCCGAGCCAGTCGCTCAGCCAGGGAACCGTTGACCTGAAGCTCAACCTCTTGCTTGTCACGCCAGTCTTTCGGCTTCCGGTTCTTCAGCCAGAAGATGGCGGCAGTGGTATCCGGCGGGTAGTGCTTGACTGTTTCGGTCTTCACGACCTTACCGTCGATGATCTTGATATCCGTGTCCGGGTGTGAGTAGCCGATGGCCCGCTGATAGAGCGAACGCTCGACGTTCTCGTCCGGAATTTCCTTGCCGACCTTTAGGGAGTGAAAAAACTCCTCGTGGTCGATCTTCCAGTTCTGGATAGTACGGAACGTGACGTTGAAAAACTCCGCGAGAGTTTGGTCTGTAGCTCCTAGAGCGCACAGCTTGGCTGCCTGCTCGGCGTACTCGGGCTTATATGCTGAAGGCCGTGCCATCTCTCTCAGTCCCTTCCCCAGTCGCCTTCAGTAATCATCCTGTCGCGGATCGCATCTGCGATGAACGAAGGCACGAGCCGAGCCCGTACGTTGCTCCTGTCGTTCCAGTGGTAGCCGATCGACGTGCCGCCTTTCGTGCTCCATGCGAAGACGACATAACCGGCCAGCTCGCCGGGGGCGAAGTGCGATGCCATGATGGCGGCGCGCTCTACCAGGTACTGCTGGCTCTCATCACGGGAAGGCTTTGGGAAACGCAGAAGGTCAGCGCCGTTCCTCAGCTTGACGTTGCCGATACGGCAGCCAGACATTACTAGACCGCCTGAAAATTCGCGGCGAACCACTCAGGATCTGCTACGACCAGCCCGGCATCCAGCTTCATAATCACCTCGCCCTCGACAAGCTTGACCAACTGGTCTCCTTGCTTCCGTTGGCAAAGCCATCCATCATTTCTTGCTTCGTACGCGCAACACACATACCAGCCGTCAGTCAGAAGTCGGATCGTGTCGTCTTCGAAGGCCTTACGAATGAAGTCCGGAATATCCTTGTTCAGACGCTCGGACGGTTCGAACTTCCATGCCTGAACGCGACGATCGGCAGGAGAGACGAGCTGATATTCAGTCATTGGCTTTCACTCCGTAGAACTTGGCCGCGGTGTCGCCGCCTTCCTGATCCAGCGCCATCTTCTGAACCTGCAGCGAGATCGAATGACGCTTCTCGCCGTTGATGATCTCGATGCGATCTTCAGTAATCATCGCCTGAGCGTGGATCTCGACAGGTTGGCCGGCGTCGAAGTCTCGATCGGTCAGGCCCATCTTCTTCAGCGTGTTGTAATCCAGGAAGAGCGTCAGACCGTAGGGATAGTCCGGGCGGTCCGTTTCAGTCGGCCCTTTCTCCCAGCTGTCCAGCTCTGCCTTCTTCTCGGCCTTGGTTCGGACAAGGTCGACTAATTCAGCCATTGGAGTTCTCGCACTTGATGTCATGATGAGCGGTAAGCTTGCCTTCCTTCGCGAATTTCATAATCTGGCCTCGGGGTACAAAGGGGGAATCAAATGGCGGCTATAACGATGCTTGCGTTCTGGATCGGGTCGCCGCTGTTCTTCGGCTACAACGAGTATCCAGTCATCACGCCTATTCTCAGCTGTTTGCTCGCTGCGATGGGAAACGTTTTTATCATAGGCTGGCGGGCTGGCGCCTACGGGCCAATACGATCGACGGTTTACGGTACGATCTTCGGAATGATCGTTGCACTTCCGATCTACTACCTCGCCCGATTGTTTCTTTGAGTTTGTTCGGACTTGTCCGCTCGCGCCGGTATATGAAGGAACCGTAGTTGGTCAGAACGGGAGTAAGAGATGAACGAACGTGAAATCGAAAAGCGGGCGAAAGCTATATTCGAGGCTGAGAATACCGACCCCGGCGTAGCTTGGACCGAAGGCTTTACCTCGCGAACCACACTCGGTCAGGACACCGTCGGTGGTGTTGGCGAAGACGTGAGGATGCGTCTTTTTACTAGAGCTAGAATGGAGGCGTTGTACGAAAGACTGAGTCCAATGTCGACGGAAGCACTTCTCGAAAGGCACAAGACCCTTTCCGCCACCATGAAAAGCGTAAAAGGACCACTATCCCTTCCGAACGGACCGCTCTTAGGCGGTGACGACATCAACATTGCTCCAGCCGAAGAACGTTCGGTGATCGAGGACATACTGCGTGATCGAGGGATCGATCTATGAAGCGAAGCTTTCCTGGTTTAAATGGAACTACGACGCCAACGGAAACCCACCACCTACTTCATTAGAAGATATGCATTCAACCGGCTTTTCGCATTGAAATAGGCCTCGCCAAACTGAGCTTCCAAGCGCTCGATCTTATCGAGTTCAGCATCATCGTTCGCTTCGAGAAATTCAACCTTCGACTTCTTGAAAGTCACCAGTTGAGCATGAGCTGTTTCCACAGCGTCCAAAATAACTCTCAGGCTCGGATCGTCCGCCAAAAGGCGGGCTGTGGGCCCGTAAAAGCCCGGATACTCCGAGATCCGTTCGTGTACCTCGCTGACGTTGTTGTCTCGGATGCGATGCTCATTGAGAAACGTCAGGGCGGCTAACCTGTCGGAGGTAAGCTTTTCTTCGATCGCATTTTTAATTCGGAACTCCCGTGAGCCCATTTGTTTCAGCAGCTTCTGAGACTCTTCGTGTTCGTTCTTCCACATTTGGAATGGGCTGATGAAGACCATCCTGAGGACAAGCAATGAGAACAGCACATACGCTAAATAGACCAAAATTAGCGGGGTCAGATCACCTGGCATTGGTGCCCCCCAGGCGTTATAGATGGCCGGGAGTACAAGTGAGAAAAACAGAACGAGCGTGTCAGCCCAGACGAAAACTGGGCTGACTGCCGACCGCAACAATTTCCAAATGTAAGCACCGACCATTATCGGACTTGATCACTGTCGCATGCGAATGTGGAGTCATTTTCGCGCCAATCCGAAGATATCACGCCCAGTGATTGCACCGTCAATAATCGCCATCGTGGTTCCTGGCTATGCTGTCCGCCTTAAGGCGGGTTTTCCATCAGGTGACATCCACGAACGCAAATCCGATGTTATTGATTTGCCCGTGTGTTTTGCCGCTTCGTGTGCCACCTGTAAACCCGCACAATCGCGCAAGATAGTTGCGCTTTTGCGCATCTTTGTTTCAAGCTCTTGCAGGGTCTTGGCAATTTTACGCAAGATCGTTCGTTTAACCCAAGCATCTTTTTGCGAGTTTCTGCGGTTTCGAGTCTCAACATACCGTCCCCACTCCCATCCCTTGGCCTTTACCTCGGCATAAGCCAGCAGCACGCGGCGATCGTCTTCGTCGAAGATCACCCTCAGCCAGGCGAACGCCTCCTCCATCCGACTGATCCGCGCCATGCTGCATTTGGCGCGGCGCTCGGTGCGCTGATCGATCGCCTGATGACGCTGGCGGGTCTGGAACGTCTTCCAGTCGCGATCTTCCTCTCGCTGCAGTTCGTTATTGTCGTCCTCGCTGCTGACACTATCCGGCCAAGCATTGCCGAACATCTTCGGTCCCGTGGCGATTGGCAGAGCCATGTCAGTATCGATGGCTTCGATAAGACGTTCGAGGATCACGCCTTGAGCAATTGACAGAGACATGCCGGTTTCAGCCTCCCGCAGGATGTTGCCGTGCATGTCGCCGGTCCAGTCGCGCCCGTCAGACTTCCACCCGCGCGGTTCGCCGAGCCTGTTTCCTTCTCGGTCGACTTGATACCCCATGTACGTCCAGAATTTATCCTGGCCTCCGAAGCGGTTCGAAAGCTTCGCACGCGAGGCAACGAAGACGCGGCGGCCGCTCATGTCTAGGTATGTCTGGTTCTCTGATATTTTCATGCTGCTTCATCCTTCTCGATCATCGCGTCAGCCAGTAGCGTCCCGATCTTTTCCCATGTCTTGCCCATGCGGCCGCTCGTGCCGTTGGAGAGCCGGTGAGCGCGTTTCTTGATTTGCGCTAGGTCGATGCGGCCGAACCGCCGTATAGCCTCCGACGGCTGGCTGCTTGCCAAATGAGCGTGGATGAAATGCCAGACCGACAGGATGACTACATCGTCGAAGCATGTCGGATTGCTGGACTGGATGCACCGAACCACGAGACCGGTACGATCCATGTCTTTCCGCATCAGGCGGGCAACCGTCCTGCCGCCATAGACGACATTCGCCGGCCGGTCTTTCCAGCCTCTGGCGTCTCTATATGGAAGCACCTTGACGCCGTAGCCTTCCAGAAAGCGATGGACGTTTATGCCGTTGGGAGACCGATTCACGCGACCCCCATGATTTGGCGATAGCGTTCGTCGAGGTCGTCGGTCGGTGCGCTCAGATCTGAACATACCTCTCCCGCCTCTTGCCTGCCCATCTCGGCAAGTTCGTCAGCGCGCTCGTTGCCAGCTACGCCGATATGTCCCTTCACCCACTTGATGGAGACAACTCCGAATGTCGGAACATCGACCAGCGCTGCATCAATAGCCTTCCACAGATCAGCGTTGGCCAATTCGCGGTTCTTCGGCTCGGCTTTATCGCTACCGCGCTGCCAGCCCTTCGCTTTCCAACCAGCCATCCATTCGTTCACGCCCTTCACGCAGTATTCACTGTCGCTCCAGATCGTGACCGACGACCACTCGGCAACGAACTTCCAAGCCTCTCCGATCGCGTTCAGGATGGCTGTCAGCTCCATTGCATTGTTGGTGGTCTGCGGGTCTCCGCCGAACGTAGCGGTGACTTCGACGCCATCCTCGTAGACGACCACACCCCAGCCGCCGAGACCAGGGTTCGGCACTGCAGCTCCATCGCAGAAAATGTGGACGCCGTGAGCGAATATCTGGGGGGTGAAGTGCTTGGCGTAGTTGGTCCGCTTGCTATAGGTCCTGCTCATATCGACCTCCCTTCTCGGATCTTCTTCGCCAAGTCATCGAACGTGGCGCGGCGCAGGAGCCCGTTACCAGCATCAATGAGGCGCCCGTTCATGCTCAGCGTTAGATCGAGGCAACGCCGGCGCTCTTCAGCGATCGCGGACCCAACTAGATAGGCCAAATCCTCCATGGCGATTTTCTGCAGGTAAGATGCCTCGACCTGGTTGGCAGTCATCCAGATGTCGTCTTGAAGAACAAGCCTGGTCCGCGTCCTGTTGGCGCTGATCCACGTACGGGCATCGTCGCGAGTGTGGAAAGGACCAGCTACCCACTTCTCACCGTCTGCGACTTCGAACTTGAGATCATCGCGCTGTCTGATTTCCTCGTTCATGCTGCACCGCCTTCGCGCGCGCGCGCCGCGTCATACTCAGTTCTTTCATGGGCTCCGCCCAAACCCGCAAGGAGCTTCGCCCCTTGACCCAAAGCCCCGGCCTTGCCGGCGCCGTTCCCATACGGCAAGATCTCGATCCGATCTCCCGTCAGCGCAAAAATCTCCGCTGAAAATGGGACTTGCTTAGGAAATGAAGATCGTTCGCAATACTCAAAACCGATCTTGATTTTACGAACGAGATCATCAGCCGCCTTGTCCGCAGCATCGAACCCGATAAGCGGCTCGAGGCGTTTCCGCGTCTGCGCACGAAGGCTATTCAACCGTCCGGATCTCTTCGCTGTCTCGAGGTTTACGATCGATCGAGCGACGGCGATCGTGGCACCATGAGAGCGATGAAAAGGGAACGGTACGACTTCAGCCGGTCGCCTCCAATCGAGGAGAGATAGTTGCTCAGACATCGCGGCATTCTCCCTTCTCAGTAGGATCAACGTATCCCCCATACGTTGATCCCCAATCGATACCCACTTCATGATGGATACGTTGATCGTCATTAGAGGGAATACGTTGATCGTCATCAACGACGTCTGGGATGGCTAGTTCAAGCACGCGCTTACGCCTGCGATACCCTTCATCTGCGGTAATTGTGGCTATCGCGAAGCCCATCTTTTTGAGCCGGCAGATATCGCGTTTGGTCGAGGGAATGGACCGACCTGTTCGGCTCGACAACGCAGCGTCGGACAGAGGGCAAGTCCCATCCTTCCTGGACGTGTGAGAGGCGATGAACATCATCGTCTTCTTCGACAACCTCTTAGCGCCCAACGCCTGCCCCGCCCGCGTTCTCCAATATTCAATCAGCTCGTCAGCTTCCCTGGCGCTACTCGGCCACCGAAGCGGCCGAGCATCAACAGTTGGAAACGACCGAGCTTTTTTAGCGAACGCGAACTTCGGCTCCGTGCTTTCGGACTCAATGGATTTGGGCTGCGCCATTACCCGAAAGCCCTCCGGTTAGTCCGGTACTGGTTTGCCAGCGTGCAAGCCTGAGCCGCCTGAACAGCTGTGAGTGAAAACCTCTCCCGCAGCAGCGGGATGACCTGCTGCGGCGTCTCCTTTTGTTCGCTCAACCACACGGCTGCTTTTTCTATCTGCTCCGTCATTCTGCTGCGTCCTTCACGTCTCTGCGACGGCGCTCGAACTTTGCTTGCAGCGCCTGTATCTGGTCGCTGAGCTCAATCAGGCTGTGGCACTCTTCTGGATGGGTTCGACGCTGTTCAGTCTGGATCTGCTCAAGAACAATGAGCGCTGCTTCCAAGCGGCGCCTCATGCTCCCTAGCAGCCATGACATTTCGGATGCCTCGGAGTTGTGCACATCGCCGTCAGATAGCCGGCCGGCGAACAAGCTCGTGGTCGTGATGGCGTCGTACATGCTGTCGATCAGTTCGTCGGTAACTTTGGTCATCGATTATCTCCAAAGCCGGAGGGTCTGAAGGAACTCGTCGTGCAGCTCGTAGCCACAGGTTCCCTGAAACTCTTCGTCGGCGTAGTCGTCGCTGAGAATGGCGGTGAGTGCGGGCTCGCTGCAGCTGGTCTTCTCGTCAAGCAGGAACTTCAGTTTGTACTGAACGTCATCGCCGTTGGTGCACGGCATCTTGACGATCGTCCTAAAGCACTCCCGCACGCGGATGGCGGCAGCTTTGGCTTCGGCTTCGCAGACAAGCGGCTTTCCCGCATTGTCATACAGTGCCTCCTCGGCCTCGAAGGCGCGCCGATGGTCATCGATCGCGTTGAGGACAGCGTTGCCACTGCGAAACTTCGGATCTTGCTCCAAGCCCGGAGGGACCCCCTGCCCGCCGAGGAATACCTGATCGAAGTCCACCCGCAGCCGATGCCGGCTGATGCCTGTCATGCCCTCAAGCCTGATCACGCGGTCGACAGGAACGATTTGCCAGCGCGAGACGACATCTGCCGGCAACCGCAAGTCTGCGGCTATCACGTCAAGCCCAGCCTTGCGGTCATCATTGCCGAGCGCCAAAGCAGCGGCATCGAGGCCATCCATGTTTGCACGGCGAATGGCAGCGGAAGGTCTAAAACGGGAGAAGGCGTTCACTTCGCTTCCTCCATCAGTTCAGAAAGCGCGTCCTTGATGACGCCAAGTCTGTTGTCAAGCTCAGCTGAAACCGACTGCAGGGCACCGGTCGCGGTCTTCGTTACTGAACTGTGCTCGACCGCCATGAACAAAGCTTCGTTCAGGTCCTTTGCAGTGCAAACCATATCGAGGATGTCGCTTAGCTTGCTCCAGTCATAAGCCTTTGCGGTCATGACTTTGCCCTCCGGACGTAGCCGTAAGTAAGGCGATCTTCGGCTAGAAGCGGCCCCTCCTTAAGCTTCTTGAACTCGTCGTCGACCACGATCGCCATGCCGTACTCGTGGCTGATTGAAGCGCGGTAGCAGCCGGGCCTGACCTCGTTCATCGCCTCAGCAAGTGCACATGCGTGATACCAAGCTTTTTCGGAGGCCGACGCCCGAGCCAGGAAGTCGTCGATACTGGTACGGGCCGGCTCGATGCGGACGGCAGCCGCCGCCGCGGGTATCGCCAGAAGCGTGACGCCGCCAAAAAGGCCACGGCGTGAGAGGGCTGGCAATATGGCAACCTTGGTGCTATTTCCTTGATCGTTCATTTTCTGATCCTGTAGTGGGGTGATGGATTGAGCTTCGGCCTGGCATGGTGTTGGCGCACCTGCCGGGCCATTTTCGTTATGGGGGGCTGTCATGCAGCGTCTTCCATGAAGAACGCGATGAGCTTGCTGCGCTCCGCCACCCAGCGCCCACCAACCTTTTTTGCGGGAAGTTCTCCGCTATCCAGCATGTGGAACGTTGCTCGTGTTGATCGGCCGATTAGGTTTGCGATCTCCTCGGCTCCCCAAATGAGATCCAGGCTTGAGGGGGCAGTGTCATTTCTTTGCATCGTGGCGTAACCCTTCGTTAAAACATCACGGCGATATAAATCGCCGTGATTTGATTGCGCGTCAAGCGAAAAAAAATTACCGTGAGGTAATTCTTGGAGTTTTAGAATGGCAACAGCAGGCCGAAAATCAGACCAGTTCCCGCTAAGGCTTCCAGACGGCTTGCGGGACCGTATCAAGCGTAAGGCCGAGCAGAACGGCCGAAGCATGAATGAGGAGATCGTACGAACGCTTGAACTTGGGTTCCCTGAGCCCGTATCGATCGCAGAGCGGCTCGAGGAGCTAAAGCGGCTGTTTTCCGTTCTTTCGAAGGTGCGAGGCTACAGTGCCGCCCTAGAGGTGCTTCAAGAAGAGATCGTTGAAACTCTTGAAGCCGCGGCAGCAGGTCGTGACCCCAGTCTCGACGACGCAGCGATTTATCGTCTCCGCAAATCCCTCAAGTCCTGGAGCAGAGGTCGAGAGCGAGAGGAGGAAGAACAGCAGCGCGTGATAAACGAGAAGTATAAACCTCCTAGGGAGGAAACTTAATGTCGGTCCGCAAGCGCGAATGGGTAAACGCCAAGGGTGAGAAGAAGGCCGCGTGGCGCAATGGGTTAGCATCGGCGTCAGCCGATCGACACGATATGTCCGATCGCAACCGGTCGCGCACATTCCTCGATATCATTTAGGTATTGCGACTGGCGCACGAGAACGCCAGCGGATCGTCTTTCACGCCCGCCAGCCTTCCAGCAATTCGCGATTGGACCTGTCGCCTGTCCGGATCAGCCCACCGGCCGAACCAGTTCTTCGACCAAGCCACGATACGCCTCTGCGGCCAGTTCCAACTCCGCGATGAGGGTCTCGTTCGACGTCGTCTGCGTCCTGAACCCGCTCGTGGTTAGCCACTCAATGTCCGCACGAAGGATTTGGATAGTGTCTTTATAGCGTTGGACGCGATTTTCCGGCTGCAT